CGACAAGCTCTTCGGCGCTCATGTCCTCTGGCAGCTTCGTAGCCGCAGGGGCCGCAGCGGGGGCGTTGCCTCCCGTCTCCAGATCTGCATTGTGCTCTTCAACGCTGACATCCTGGACGTATTCGGCGAAGTTGCCCTCCTCAAAGATACTGGTGCCGGTTCCGGGTTGCACAGGTTGCCCCTGGGCATCAACAGGGTTTTCCGTTGCAATCTGCTCCGGGAACAGCTCGTCATCGTCGTATTCGTCCAGCATAGCCTCCACGTCGAACTCCTCGCTGTCAGCCAGCTTCTGGCGTACCTCGCTCGGGTCAATGGCCTGCATATTGACATAGATCTGGGCGGTCTGTGCCCGGGTGAACTTGGTCTGCTCCCGCTTCTGTTCAAGATCCGCCTGCTCCACATCGCTCAGAGACCAGAGCGGGTTGAACTTAATCTTGATCTTCGGGACCTCATCCACTTCACCGGTGGCGAGGCCGGCCTGGAAGATGATAGACAGCAAATAACGCAGGTTGCTCTTGAGCATCCTGCGCTGAATTCGTTCGACATAGTTGTAGTAGTTCTCCATGCTGGTGTCATCGGTGGAACTCATGCCTCCGACGGCCTGGCCGAATAGGATCGTCTGCGGGATATTGGACAACGCAGACAGCATATTGCAGGACGCACTCACCACATCATTGATGCCGCTGAACTGGAAGGTCTTGAAGTCATAATCCTCGCCCTCTGCGTCGATTACAAGGCTGTTCAGAAGCCCACGGGCCATATCAATAACCTGGAGGCGCCGCAACACCTTGCTCTCCCCCTCTTCTGTGGCAAGTTCCGCAGCGAGGTTCTGCATCTTATAGATAGGCTGAACAGAGCGGTCAAGCATTTTAGGGGCGCTCCTGTGGGCCACCTCAGCGTCCCGGATGGCCCGGTGCAGGCGAATGTATTCTGGTACGCCCCAGAGCTGGTAGATGGAATTCGTGGTGTTCTCGGGCAAGATACCGTTTTGAAAAACGAGGCACCTGCTGTCATGGACTGTAAAGCTCCCGTACTTGCTGAAGATCTGGTAATACTCCGGCAAGCCGAGGCGGCTGCCACGGGTGCTGAACGGGTCCCTGGGGTCGTAGTTAAACAGCGTCGTGTAGTCCGGCTGGATGACTGAGCGGTCGAATACCCGAATGTCGTCGATAGACTGGATATGCCGCCAGTCGAGCGGTTCATCCAGGCCACGGCCGTCATTGATGAGCATGACCGCCAGAGATCCACCGAAGAGACGTGCCCATTTGATGGCGGTCATGGCGGTCTCTTCCCAATCCAGCTCATCCAGGGCCTCAGTGTAAAAATCCTCTACCGCCTGATCCGATACATCTTTCAGCTCAAAACCATGCTTTATGGCTTCCTCTGCCGGCGTGTCGATGATTTTAGCAAACAGACCGTTCCCCTCATAGTACATGGTCAGCAGCTCGTCGGGAACAGCGTCTTCCGGGACGAACTTGTACTGCTCAGACGCATCCTTCTGCGTACCATACCGGGTCATCATGTTCACATAGCCATCAGCACGGTACGGCCGCACCGCCTTGCCAGCCTGTTTCTGAATCAGATCGGCATATCTAGCAATGCGGTCAAGCTGCGTGATCTTGTGCTTTTCCAATGCGCTTGCACCTCTTTCCGGTATCGTAATCAAATCAGGCTGCTGACATCAAAGGCGCTGGCCTCGATCTCCGCAAAGCCGTTGGCGGATGCGTCCACCATATCCTTGAACTTCCCATCCGGGAAATTCTCCAGTTGCAACAGGTACTCTTCATTCCAAGGGCCATAGACCAGGTCGAAATTGCCGGCCTGCCATTGGGCTGCCATAGGCTCCGCTCTGGCTTCCTTGCTGCCGGTTTCGGCCACAGTCTTCACATCGAAACCGGCCAGGTACTTAACGTAGGATTCCGCCTGTTCCTTGCCCGCTTGCCCGGGGTCCTTCGGGAGCCTGATGCGGACCCGCTTGTAGGCGGCCCGGTCGGCCTGGGCGGTGAGCTTGATGGTCTTTCGCACATCTGAGGCGGACATCTGCCGATTGATGACATCCGCTATTACATAGCGGCCATTCTTCCGCTTTCCAATGAGGACACCGGCGGTATAGGCCGGGTCTCCATCCTCGGTCTTCTCCGTAGCTGCCAAGTCCCAGCAGCGTACCCATCTGATGACATCGCCCGGAACTTTGTCCAGGATTTCTCCAATTTGGGTTCGCTTGAAAAACAGGCCGGCGGCCGCCTTGATCTTCCAGTTGCCGTTCAAGAGCCGTTCTCGCTCAATGACTGACAAGGCTTTCAGGTTTGCAAGGTATCCGGGGTTCACCCGGAGCAATTCCTGATTGTCGCTCAGTTTCGAGGCGATGAACGTGACCGAGCGGGGTTCCTGCCGCTCTTCCTCAGTCTGGAGGTTGAACTGCTCCCACAGCTCTTGCCGGGTGTTTGCCCAATACAGAGTCTCATTCCGACGAATGAACCAGCGGATTTTCCCGCTGCGCTCCGGTATCGGGTATCCGGTGTTTGGGTCAATCCACCACCCGATGAACTTCGCCACCCAGCTATCCGCATCTGGGTTACAGGTGGCCCGGACAAACGGGGTCACGCCGCAGGTGGAGCGGTTACGGGAAAGCATATAGAAGAAGGTCTTTTCGGAGAAGTGGGTTAGCTCGTCAAAGCCAATCTCGCAGATCTGGGAGCCCTGCCACTTGTGGACATCTTCATCTCGCTCAATGTGGGCAAAGGTCACCTTGGAAACGATGTTCCCATCCTTGTCCCTGAACCACCACTGGCCCCTTGCAAACTTCGGGTCCGCTCCACGGACGCCCCGGTAAATCTGTATAGATTCATCCCAAAGGCCGCCCTGAGCAAAAATCTGATTGAAATTGCGGCGAAAGATGGTGAAACATTCTTGTAGCGGAGCGGTGACAGCAGCAGGCCGAATGATTTCCCGCCGCCGGCAGCCCCACCGTATATGCAGATAGACGCCGGTGTCGCCATGAACATTGTCTGAGGGCCTTCCTGCGGCTTCAGGATCAGTGACATCCAATCACCGCCTTACTGCTCAGACGACGCTTTATCGGTCTCCCCGGTATCCGGTTTGCCTGCCTCTTCCTTCATCTCGCAGCTCTCCTCCGAGGCGATCTGCGGCATATAGATGACGACATCGTTGTTGCCGTCCTCATCGCTCATGTTCACCGATGCGCTCATGCCCTCCGGGTTTGCACCCAGGGCAGCGACCTTGGCATCCAGTTCGACTTCCCGGCGCCGGTCGGCCGCAATGCTCTCGCGCTCCTTGCGGTTCTCCTCCGGTTCATACCCGGCCATCCGCATCAGTGTCGTGTAGGCATCAATGTTGCCGCCCATTGCCATAGTGAACAGCCGCGCCTGAAGGGCGGCCATGTTGGTCTGCTCATTGGCCGGAAAGCCAAGTTCCTTCAGGTTATCGGCAATCTTTCCTTTTGCGGCTAGGTCAAGCAGGTATCTGACGGCCGATTTGGCGTCCCTTTTCGCTCGTCTGGACTCCCCTGACTTCACCCCGCCAGCCCGCCCGCGCTTCTTAGCTTCCTCACTGGTTATGTCTCCCTTTTTGTAGGGCTTCAAATTGGCGTCCTGTTTCGGGTTTCGAGCCATCAGATCTCACCTTCTTTCTGCATAAAAATAGCCCCTCGCACAAAGGCGTAGAGGCCATTTTAAGGGCTTAGTTTTCTGGGGGTGGAGTTATATGCCGTAGAGCCTTTGCACAGTCTCCACGCCCTTTTGCGCAATTTCCGAGGGGTCTTTCCCAATGGATTGATAAAAGGCCCCATGGATCATGCACTCGTACCCTCGGCGCATATCGTCGGAGTCCTCTTTCGAGATCCCAAGGCGGAAGTCCTTGGCGATACGAAGCGCAGCTTTGAAGTCGCCGGCAGCCACCAGGCGCCGGACCGTATCACTCTTACGCTCCATACTTCTCCTCCGGTTTCCGCTTCCCGTCATCAAACGGGAACTGGTAACGGTTCGGGTTGTGTTTCTGGAGGCAGATGTTGATGTCCCGGTTCCAGGTGCAGTCGTCGAACAGGTTCTCCTCCAGCGGGGTCAGGATCTTCTGGTCATTCTGGATAGCGTGGACTGCATCACGCCGGAGTTGGTACTTCCCGTATGAGGTGTGCCAATTATACGCCCACTCCGGGAACAGGCCATTCACCCGCTGGCACTCCTCCACCGGTTTCGGGACCGGGATCGTATCCGGGTCAAGCAGATGGAAGAAATCCATCCCCTCCCACCCCAGGACCCCCTCCCGGGGTTCCTTTTCCGTCCACATCAGCACGATTGCCTTTGCAACGAAGATGGTCTCCTCCGAGGGCTTGCTGACCATGTCGTTCGCCCGGTTCAGGGCCACGACCTCATCCAACAGATGCGGGTAGAATACCTCTGCCGTCTGGGTCAGCATCTTCCAGAACTCCTTGCGGTTCTTTTTGAAAAGCTCCGCCGCCAGCCGGCCGGCCTTTACGACCTCCCGCTTGCGAATTGCCCGGTGCAGCTCTTTCGCCAGCTCATCCTTTGTCATCCCGGTCGGTTCCGGGCAGAACATCAGATTGCAGACGAAGTAATCTGCGTCCCGGTTCTTTTTCGCCGCGCACATCAGAGCGAGTGCCTGGGTCAGAGCCTTTTCGTCTCCGATTTCCGAGAGCGCCACGATCTCCTTTGTGATGACTCCAAAGCAATCCTCGGCAGAAATGACAAGGAACCGCTTCCGCAGGTACGGCGTGTACCCAGGAAACAGTTCCCATGCGCAATGACCGGCCAGCTCATAGTCTCCCTTTCGGATTGAGTTCTGCATGACGGACGTAACCTCCCAGAAACTGCGATTCGTCCGTGTCAGCATCTGAAATGCCAAATTTATCATCCTTTCAGCCTTTTTCAAGGCCAAATCTTAACATTTTTGGCCTTTACTATATCTTAACTGATACCGGCTAAAAGTCAATAAAAATGCAGATATTTAAGAAAATTTTTCAAAATCTACCGTTTCACATTGATGTGGGGCACGTTCGTCTTCATGTTGTAGGAGAAATACTTGCCCCATTTGGACTTCATCAGATTGATGCTGGCGACCTGGTCTCCCCTTTTCTTCCCGGAGGCTCCGCCCTCATTGGTATCGGTCAGGCCCTTCGAGCAGAAGTATTTGGGCTTCAGGATCACCCGGTTCACAAGAAGCTCCTGGAGTACGAGGTCCAGGTCGTAGTTGTACTCCAGCTCCTTATGGCATTTCGCTTTGAAAACCGGCCGGTTGACCCACCGGACCGCACCGGCACACCCCTTGAAGGAAAACTCACAGTCGTAGTTCCAGGGGCGGATGGTGGCGTCTGTGGCCCCGAACCCTATCTTCAGGTCAGACATGAGCTGCCCGATCCGCTCCAGCTCCGCCGTGACAACCTCGGGGTCCTCCAGGGACACCGTTTCATACATCCGGTAGTAGAAGTGGTGAATATCGTCGTCCAGGATTGCGATGACATCCTCCGGGGCATTGTCGATGAGCCACTGGTTCACTTCGGTCAGGCCGCAGATCAGCTCATCCTCCACGGCCCACACCTTGATATGGTCCTCTACATCCCGCAGGGCCTCCCGGTATTCCGCCTCCTCGCTTGCCCGGACGATATACGTCCCGTACCGGAGGAAGCGGTGGGCTGTGCAGGTATTTGCCCGCTTATAGCTGGGGATATAGATGCCGAAGGTAGGCTCGCTCACACTCCCCACCCCCCAGCCTCATCCATCTCAAGCACCGTCATAATGGCGTAGTTGGCAAGATCCAGCAGGGTGTCCCGCATGGATTCATCCGTAACCCGCTGCTGGTCGCTATCCGAGCAATCGAGCCTGGACAGGGTCTTGAACCGGCTTAGTTTGTCGCTCAGTCTGATTCTCACCATTGCAAGCCCCTCCTCCATGAAGGTGGCGTGGAAGCTGTCACCGTAGTCGTGGTTCTTCCGCTCGTAGAGGGCGTTCAGGCCCTTGCAGATCTCCATGTGCTTTGCAACCTTGTTCTCCATCAAATCCACCCCCTTGGAAGTTCATATCCGCAGTTGAAAATGTAGTCCAGCACAGACAGGTTCGGGATGAACTCTCCGTAGAGCTGCTGGTACTGGGCCGGCTCGTAGTCAGTGTAAATCAGGTCGATACCCCGGAGCATATATTCCTCCGGCTGGTGGTAGTCCGCAGCACCCCGGCCACTCAGGTATGTATCCGCTCCAGTCTCCTCGCACATCTGGAAGATGCGTTCATCCTTGTGTCCCTGGATACCCAGGACAGAGGCCCGTAGGATTGCCAGGGGCTTGATGTTGAACCGGTCCAGGATATGGAGGATGAGATTTTCGTTCATCTCAGTGAGCCAGACATTTCCGGGGCCGGAGAAGAACTGCATAATCTCCAGTAGCTCCGCTCCCTCCCCGTAGTGGGGAGCCTTGCGGTAGTGCTGCTCAATCGTCTTCACCGCCCGCCCGATGCCATGGCTGGGGTCTGCAATCTCGATCTGGCAGAGTGGCGTGTCGTGGTGGGCATGGACCGGGATGGTCAGCTTCTGGGCGCCCGCCGGGGTCTTAATCCGGTTCCAGTTGTGCATACCGCTTTTGGAGAACCGGACATCATCGGACAGGACCAGCACATCGCTGCGGGCCGCCTTGTAAAAGAAGCCCATGTAGGGCAGGAAGTCGGGCTGGTGCGAGGTCAGGATCATAGGTCTCCCCTCCTGAACACGCACTCGAACGCCTCGGCCAGCGGATACCCCGCCTGTGCGCCCCGGAGAACAGGGAGCGCATACAGTGCCTTTGTGGACCTGGGGTGCGGGACCGGTCGGATTACATTCTCATAGGCCGCCAGGGCGTCAACCTTAGCGTCTACCGCCTCCGGGGATACCTCAACGAAGGTATTCGGCTTGAACCTCTCCTCAGACGGGTTCAAGGCCCAATCCGTGGAGGACTGGACCTCCATCAGATACAGAGCCTCGACCGGATGGTACTCACCCCTACCCCGCTGCCACAGCCGGAACGCCTCCATGCAGGATGCCACCGTCCAGTAGTGGTCGGTGTTGATGTCCCCAGAGTGCTGCGTAAAGATGATGTCCGGTTGAAAATCGCGGATGACGCCCTCGATGTCCTGTACCATCTGCCGGTGATCTGCGTTATGGAAGTTGCTGTCGGTGTAGTAGAACAGGTCCCGGCGGATGCCACCCCCCAAGGCGGCATGGCTTCTCTCCAGATCCTTCACGATCCTAGTTTCATCATCCCGATACCTGGTGGTGTCGCAGTTGTTCAGGACGGTCACGGCCACCTTGTCTCCTCGCCGAATGGCATCGTAGATAAAGGCACCGGCGCCCAGAACTTCATCGTCAGGGTGGGCCACCACAAAAAGATGTTTCTTCATGTCAGCTCACCCCTCCCTCAAAAACGCTCTCAATCAGCCGGAGCACCGCCGGTTCATCCATTCGCTCGGCCAAATCGGACCGATACGGTACATCCAGCTTTTTGATGCCCTTCCGGTCTCGGGACACTACCACATAGTCCCCCTTGACCGTAGCGATCTCTGCCTCCTCTTCGGTAAGCAGAGCTTCGTGCATTTTCTCCCCGGGGCGAATCCCGATCTGCACGACCGGGTAGTCCGCCGACAGGTGCATATATTCGCAGACTGCCTTCGCCAGATCCCCGGTCGTACAGGCGGCTGACCGCTTCACCAGAAGCTCACCGTTCCGTCCAACAGCAAATGCCTGCCGGACCAGAGCCACGGCCTCCTTCACTGTCATCATAAACCGGGTCATAGCCGGGTCTGTAATGGTGATGGGCATACCGTTCTGCACCTGTTCAATGAACAGTGGCACAGCGGAGCCCCGGGAGGCTACCAGATTACCGAACCGAGTCACGCAGATTTCCGTGCCGCTCTGCTGCTCGGCCTTCTGGAAAGCCAGCTTCTCCATGTAGGCTTTCGTCATGCCCATGGCCGAGGTGGGGTACACCGCTTTGTCAGTTGATAAACAGACCACCTTCTGCACTCGCTTCTGGATGGCCGCCAGCAGCAGGTTCTCGCTGCCACTGATGTTGGTCTTCACCGCTTCCATGGGGAAGTTCTCGCAGGACGGGACCTGCTTCATAGCAGCAGCGTGAAAAACGAAATCGACCCCATACATGGCGGCGTCGATAGATCTCTTGTCCCGGATGTCCCCCAGGAAGAACCGGACATTGCGGTTCTCCCGGTATCTCTGGGCCATATCATACTGCTTTTTCTCATCCCTGCTGAAGATGCGGATCTCATCCGCCCCGGCAGCCAGGCACTCATCCAAGAAAGCGTTCCCGAAGGTCCCTGTCCCGCCGGTAATCAGAACGGTGGCTCCCTGCAAAGTCGTGATATTCATAGGGCCTTCACCGCCCTCTCGACCGCAGCGCAGACCAGCTCCACGTCATCCACAGTCATGTGCGTGTGGTACGGAAGCGTAATCAGGTTCTTGTAGGTGTCGTAGGCAGCCGGGTAGTCCTGAATGTCAAATCCCTCCCGGATATAGGCGGTGAACATGGGAAGCGGCTTGTAGTGGACGTTGCAGGCAATACCATCATCAAGCAGGCTCGCAAACACCCGGTTCCGCTCATTCTCGCCTGCCCCGGGAATACGGATCGGGAACAGGTGCATGGAACTGGTGTAGTCCTTCCCAAAGTGTTGAAGTGCTGCCTCCACACTGCCGGGCAGATTCAAATAGTAGAGCTTTGTCAGTGCCTCCCTGGCGGAGTAAAGCTCCTTCATTCGGTCAAGCTGTCCAAGACCGGCCGCAGCATCCACATCGGTCATAATGTGGTTGTAGCCGAACAGGGCTATGTCGTACTCCCACTCCCGGCCGTGGATGCCGGAGATATTCTTTTCTGTCTGCCCGTGGTCCCCAAGGAGGGCCAGGCGCCGCTCCAGCAGGTCGTTGTCGATGTTATCAAAGTCACGCCAGACAACCGCTCCGCCCTCGCCTCCGGTGGTGATGGGCTTCAGGACATGGAAGCTGAAGCAGGTGAAGTCGGCCACGCCCCCAACGGAATAACCTTCGTAGCTGGCGCCGAAGCTATGGGCGGCGTCAGCCACAACGGCGACCCTGCCTATGCTTTTTTGCAGAGGCGTAGAGGGGTGATATAGGCTGGCTTTGCTGGAAATCGCTTGAAACAGGTCTGCATATCGGCACGGAACCCCGCCGTAGTCAACCGGCATGACCGCCTTGGTCCGCTCGGTGATGAGCCCCGGTAGCTTGCCGTAGTCCATCTCAAAGGTCCCGGGCTTCAGATCGCAGAACACAATCTTTGCGCCCACGTTCCGAATGACCTCAGCGGTGGCTGAGTAGGTATAGGGGGTAGTGATAATCTCATCCCCTGGACCGATGCCCAGCGCCCGCAGGCTCATCTCCATGGCGGCGGTGCAGCTATCATAGCAGACGGCGTGATCCGCGCCACTGATGGCGGCAATCTCCATTCTAAAGGTAGCCACCTTCGGACCGCCGGTGAGCCAGCCGCTTTTCAGCGTGGATTCCACCTTCAGGATCTCGGCGGAGGTAATATCAGGCTTTGCAAACTGAATCATTCCTCTGCCTCCCCGCTACCATCCAGTTCTTCCGCTTCCTCTTTGCTCAGGATGCGGCCCTTGTAGTCATCGTACCAGATGGCCCGCCCCTTGATATGCCGGCTCTTCGCCACTTTGACCTGGCCTCCCTCAATACCGAGCTTCCGCACCAGGTCATTGTAATCCAGTTCGTTCCGGCAGGCAATCAGGACATAATCATACTGCTCGTAGTGGATCGGCTCCATCTCCTTGATGGTCCGATCCTCCACGGGCTTCGGGGGCTTTTCCAGGTCCAGCTTGAAGCTGCCCATCAGGTCGGCCGTCCAGTCGCCCAGCTCATCCAGGTCCCACTCTCCGGCGTGGCTGTTCAGCTTGATATTGATGTACTTCAGCTCTGCCACCGTGTAGCCGATGAGCATTTTGCACTCGACGATCATGTCCGGGTTCTTTTTCTGGAAAATGGTCACCCGCTGATTGCCGCCAATGACCTGGTCCTTATCGTTGATGACGATGATGTCGAAGTCGCCGTATTTGTCCAGGGACTCCTCCAAATCCTCCCGCTTCTGCTTTTTGATCTTGCGGGGGTTGCCGAAGTCCAGTTTCAGGTCGCCGACACGGCGCTGCACCATTTCGATGCGCTTTTCCATTTCCTGTACCTCCAGTCAGCAAATAAAAAAGCGCCACCAGTCGGTGACGCTTTCTGGATTTCCCGTCCCCTAACGGTCCATCCAAATTTTCTGTTATACAAGATAGCACAGGAAAATGGTGCGTTACAATGCCTTTTAGTGCCTTTTCATGCCCTTTTGTACAGGTACAGATGACCTATACTCTGTTTCGCTGCGCAGTACCCGCATTTTGAACAGTTCAAGCTCGGCATCTATGAGAGCGGCGCATCTTTTGCACAATGTCAGATGGCTGCCAATATCCCAAACCTTTGTCTTTCCTGTTTCAATAACCTCGACCGGGCCAAACGGTGTTTCTTTAACGTGGGACGGAACCGGTTGTCCACACAAATCACAGCATACAACGCATCTAATCATTTGCCCTCCTCGAACTCGCCGCCGCGATCTTCTGTCAGAACAGTGGAAACCTGGATGCTCTGGATGTACTCTCCGTAGCCGAACATCTTCAGGGCCTCGACCCAGGCACACTGATTGCTCGTTGCGTTTATTACAGCTCCGGTGGCTGTCCCGTTCACATAGGTCGCAATCACAGCATATTTCATGTGCGCCCCTCCTTTATCGGTTTCCTTCTATTCCGAAAACTCCCTCTTTGTAATGCTCAGGACACAGAACATAGTCGGTTTCTCCCAGCATCTTGTCGAACGCATCTCTCCCGACCTCCTCGATAAAACAAGCCGTGCAAAAATGCTTTCCACAGTAGTCGCACTCCCAGAGGTCTCCTCTGCGGTCATCGTGTGCATCCCACTTTTCTTCAAACCCGCAAATATCGCAGGCGTATGTATCTATACTCATGTTATACAAAGAATCACCATCCTCGTGTTCTTTCTGTACAATAGGCACCTCAGTCTCTTTTGTGGAGCGCATATACAATTACGCCACTGAGGGACGCCACCCGGTCGAACTCCTCTTCACTCATCGGCTGAAGGTAAAACCGGGCTTCTTTCAGGTGCCCATCCTCGTAAATCTTCATTCCGTAGACCACATGGTCGGCACCGGTCTCATCCAACAGCTTCTTGGCCTCCTGCTCGAATTTCTGGAGGTTCAGTTGAATATCCCTCCATCTCATCTGCCCTCCCTCAATTCGGCCATTACTGCCCCATCTGCTCCATCGAATCCATTCCATACCAATACCCCCTTACCAGGTGCGGGTCAATCCGCCCGCCATTGTCTTCTCGATGACAATATATCCTATTTCGGAGAGCTGCGGGTCATCGAAGCTGAAGGTATATGCCAAGGGCATCCTGTTCTTCAGATCCTCCCTGTCCTGCTCCCATTCCTCTTCGTGCTTGCTGACGTACAGGTAGTCGTCCATTTTCCCGTGTGTCGTGTAACTGCGGATCACCAGGTAGACCAAGGCGTCGTGGTCCTCCTCGAACTGCTCAATTCGGTCGAGATCCCAACCTTCCGCCCAATAAAAGGCTCCAAGCGGGGGTTCGCTGATACTGACCTTCCAGTCTCGATCAAATTGCTTGATGGTCTCCGGGAAGATGCCAAGCAGTTTCATTCGTGCCAGGGCCTCTGCTTTCTGCTTATCTCTCACTGCTGCTCCTCCTTGAAGCTGAACCGGAGGGCCGCAAGCGTCTCGGGGAGATTGCTGCTGCCCCACCGCTCAACATCGACGATATAATCTGCATTGTCGATGAAGCCGATCCCGCGCAGCTTCAGGCCGAAGGCATCCATTACTGCCCACAGGTCAAGCTGATTGCTGGACTGGCTGGTGATATACAGCTCATTGATACCGGCCAGGGAAAGCTCCTGTGCGATGGCCGCCGCATCCTTGTCGGTGTAGATGGGATGGTCCAGGCAGATGCGGCCGAACTTCTGATAGGCCGGCTGCTTGTACGCCCAGGCCAGCTCCCGCTGGTTTCTTCCGACTTCCTCCCCGTTCTGAATACGGTCACAAATCTTCTCCAGATACTCGTTTTTCATATTCATCTACTCCTATCGGTTCCTTTTGGTATTGATTTATCGTAACTTTACTTTACAACACTAGTCGCCTAAGTCAATATGTTTTCGGTTATTTTTATAGATAATTTTCTAATATCAACGAAAACGAGTACAGGGCGAAGCAGCCCCATCAGACTACTCCGCCCTGTTCAAATTGACTCCTAAAACCGCTGGAAGGTTTCTGGATGATGGAATATAGGCTACATAACCGCAGGAACCTCTGTATCCGGCTCACCGTTCTCCATGATCTTCGCCATATTCAGAAGGGCGGAGCCATGGATTTTATGCACCCGCCGGATGTAGGTCCCCTCCCTGTCAAGGTAGTCCTCCACATTTCCAAAGATGACCTCGGCGACCGTAGACCAGCTCTCCCTGTCGTGATACCGTATGCGGATTACTGCCCGCTCATCCGAGTGCTTGAGTTTGGACAAGATAGCTTCTATCTTACTCCACTCCTCTTTCTGGTCCCGCTCATCACTGCGAATATCCGCCTCCAGTTCTTCCTTTTCTGCAACGAGCTTTCCAATTCTGTCACCATCCGTCCCCTGGGATCTGGGCATATCAGTGATGGTCTGGGCCCCGACGCTGCTCATCTTAGTGACCAGACGCACCAGACGCTCGATCTGGTTGTCTATATCCCGCTCTTTCTCGCGGTATTCATTCAGCCGCTCCTTCACCGCGGCGACATCATATCGTTTCTCCTCCATGGTCAGAAGCCCAATCACCTCGTTCTCCCCTGGCCGATTAGTAGACCTGCCTCTTGAGCCAGGGATACCGGTCTGCAAAGGGCACCAGTTTTTCTTTGAAAATCCTTCCAAGCCTGGAATCGAGCTTTTCCTGGAAGTAGTCGGCTTCCGGGATATTCTCCAGTGCTCCGTGGAAGGTATCGAAGTTCCTGCCGGCGGCCTCTACCACACACTTTATCCTAGCCTCGCCCAGAACATCCTTTCCCATGACATCCGGGTCGTTCAAGGCGATCTGGAACATATCAGACATGAACTGGATGTAGGTCTCCTTCTCTGCCTGCCGGTAGACTCCGATCTCTACCTTCTTACGCTTGAGATACCCGCTTTGCTTTGCCATGGTCCACCTCGCAGTCAGCTTTTTCCGGTGCTGCCCCATCCACCGCGGTCGGGATTGCCGAGGTCATCGACCTGCTCAAACTCAATCGGCTCCGCCTGTTTGACCAACTGGAACTGGCAGATACGGGTGCCTTTCGGAATCTTGGTGCGTCGGATGGCAATGGCCGGGAATCCCCAGACATCGTTGTTTCCGCAGTAGCTATGCTCAATGATACCAATGCTGTTAGCCATGATGATGCCGTGGTTCTTGCAGGTGGAGGACCGGGGCACCACCTGGGCGTAGTAGCCTTCCGGCAGCTCCATAGCTACACCGAGAGATATAATCTTGAAATCAAGCGGTCCCATCTCCACGTCTTCTGCGGTGTAGAGGTCCACCCACTCCCCATGACTGACCGGCAGTTCATTCCCGTGTGTGTTGATTCTGATCTTCATGCGCTTAGTCCTCCCATGGAAATTCTGTCAACAGCTCTTTACCCCATACGGGCTTCATGCTGTCCTTCATAAATACCGGCTTGCCCTTATCCTGGAACGCCTTCACAGCGCCTTCGATCCAGCTCCGCTCCGGTACGACCTTATCCCTTCGGTTTCCGGTCTCGGCGCCAAAAATCGCCCAATCCGTGGTATCTGCGATACCGCCGGCTCCCGGGCCATCAAACGGCTCCAGGATTGGCTCAATGCTGACGAAGGTTTTATATCCACCTCCATAGAAGGCGGGAACCTCCGGCCCCGTGACTGTGCTTCCGTACCAGAAGTCATCCCGCCTCGGGAGGATACCTGCCTCGGCAAGTTCGGCATACCGGATGGGATTCTTCGTCAAGAACAGATAACGATGGCCCGGAGCGTCAAGGCAGGACCGGAACACTCTTTCAATCCAGGAATCCGGCACCCAAGGGCCGAAGAGGTCCGCCATCGAGCACACGAATACGTTCTTCCCAAAGCCCTTGCTCTTCGGGTCGTCAAGCCGGTATTCGTGGAGTGTCGGAGTAAACCCGAAGGGGTAAGCAGCGGACCTCTTTTTCCCGTCCTTGCTGGTAGCCTGGAGGCGGTGGGACAGCTCTATAATCCTGACAAGCGAAGGGCAAATTCCACTTGGGCAGTTATCGCAGCCCTTCAGGCGGTTGGCGATCCTGCGGGCGTAGCAGTACGGGCAGTTGTTGTAGCATCCCGTTACCGGATTGTAGGTGCTGTCGGTCCATTCAATTTTACTCTTCTCCATACCTATCTCCTATCAAAACGGACATTCTCCGTCTCCTTCGTCGATTTCGCTCCAGTCATTTCCTGCTCCATATCCGTCGTCATAAGACGGCGGATTGTTGTATGCGGACCCCTCCCCATCGTTATCGCGCTTGCTGTCTCCGAAGTAGATGTTGTCCGCAACGATCTCCGCAACTCGCCTCTTCTGGCCGTCCTTATTGGTGTAATCCCGGATCTGAAGCCGGCCCTCCACCACGGCCATTCGGCCCTTTGTGAAATGCTTGCTCACGAACTCGGCCGTCTGCCTCCAGGCGACAACGTCGATGAAGTCGGTCTCCCGCTCGCCGTCCTTGCCTTTGAAGTCCCGGTCAACGGCAATGCTGAATGTAGCGACGGCCGTGCCGGATGGCGTTCTCCGCAGTTCCGGGTCTTTTGTGAGCCGCCCCATGCCCTCCCATTTATTGAGCATTGTCTTCCTCCTTTGCCTTCAGTCCATATAGCTTGCACATTTTCCGGTCAAGGATGATGCCACCGTTGATATGGTACTTGTCGTTGAAGGTGAGCTGCCCGATCTGGTGAACCTCCGTGTGGTGCTCACGGCAGAGGGGCAGCACCTCCATTCCTTCGTGAATGATCTCCTCCCTATCCCGGCCTGCCCCGACATGGTCCAGATGGTGCAGGTCGGTGTGCCTGCCGCAGACGCAGCACTTCTTCGCCACCAGGCAGGCATACAGGTAGTCCTGGACATCGTCCACGAATTCGAGCAAGGGGATGCTGCATGGAATATCCCAATCCAACATGAAGTGAACCAGGAACCGCTGGAAGGCGCACACCAGGCTCATCGGTGCGTTGGATAGGGAGAACATCTGGTCTGCCGTTTCCTGCAAATCTTCAGTCAGGAACTTGATCTTCAGATACTCCTTCGTGGGGTCGAGTCCCATTCCGGTAAACTTGGAGATGTCTTTCAGAAGCGCATAGCAGGTCCGGCGCTGCTTATCGGACAAGGGCCTCCCGTCGATGAGCTGGATGTTGCAGTCCCGGTACTCCCGCTTTGTCAGCATCATCCAGTCTGGATACCGGGCCTTGATGGTGACCTCGCTGGTTCTGGGGTCGTAATCAATGATCCGCCCCTTGATGATGTCGATTGGCGATTTCATATACAGCTCTCCCCTTGCTCTGTTGCTTACAGAAGGGCCTCAACAGCGAAGGACGCCAAAAAGAGAGCCCCAGATACCAGAAACGTGCTGACGTATTCCTTGCGATCGCCCACGCCATCTGAAACCGAGCCAAGGCCGTTGAGCGCAAGGACGATGAGCACAATGACTCTGAACACAGCCATCATGGTGCCTCCCCCTCAATACTTCAGGATTGGCTGCCGACTCCCATTGTTCTGGCGCTTCTTCCCATAGAAGCCGGGGTAGGCCCCCTTCCCCAGAACTTCACGCCAATGACCATAGGCCATCCGCCGGTTCACTTTGGAGTATCCCATCCGCTCCATTTTGGCCTTCGCCATGCTCCGTAGCAGCTTTCTCATATCACTCGTCCTCTTTCTCTCTCTCGGGGGCCTCGTAGTCATAGCTCCCGGTTTTCTCCTCATCAACAGACGTAGCGATCTCCTCATCGGTCATCTCCACCACTCCCGGGGCAGTCAGCTCAAACAGGACCTCGTTGCAGTCCTCGCACTCCACGGAGACATTGACGACCACGCCGTTCTCATCGCCGTAGCCAACGCAGGACACCTTATGGCCGACGTGGGCCGCCAGCTTTTCAGCCGGGCAGTAGAACGGGGAGGTCTCACTGGTGGCGGAGGACAGCACGACCTTATTCTCGGCGGTGCGGACGGTGTAGTTGCCCATCGCCTCAGTCACTCGCAAATCCATGCCGTTGAACTGCTTCAGCCATCCAAACGGCGTGGAAGTATCATCAGAAGCGTTCGCAGATTCGTTGGCGGGGTCAGGCTTGGCGTTTTCCGCATCGCCCGCATCGGAGGTATCCTCCGCCTCCTCGCCGCTCTGAGAGGCTTCAGGAAGCCCGCGCTGGCCCTCGGGGAGTGCGGTGTAATCGGCGTCGATCACGTCGCCGGCGGTCTGAGCACTGTCGAAGATGCTTACCTGCCCATTGTCGATGCGGCGCATCACATACTTCCCCTCTGCGGCATCCCATACCAGTTCATAATCGCCAGTGAGAGCGCCGGATTTCTTGTCCTTCACCTGCATCACAGAGCTGATGTCGTGCTTGAAGGACGGCTTTGTGATCTCCTGAAGGCCGCTCGGGCTGTTCATGCTGCTCTTTTCCAGGGAAATGCCCAGCTTCAGGGTCACAGTGGCTTCCTCGGCCCCCTTCATCTCCATGTTCCCGATGGTCCGGGCCAGGATGCTGTCGAAATCCTCTTTCAGCGCAGAGAAGGTCTCGCTCTTCAGGCTTAAACTCAGGTCATTTGCAAACATTTTCTGTTCCTCCTATCAAATCGTCTGATTTCTGATATAACGGTTCCGGCAGTCCTCGGAGCAAAAATCCTTCCACTGGCCGTTTACCTGTGTCGTGATCCAGCCCTTCTTTTCCCGGAGTTCCTTCCGGTGGGCTTTGGAGTCAATATCTTCGCTGTCGAAGCGAAAGCTCTCGGTTTTGTGGCAGCAGTCGCAGCTATAAACCGCTCTGCCCTCCCACCATCCATCAAATTCAAGTTCTCGGCTCATAATCTACCGCCCCTCTTTTCCAACATATATCTTTTTGATACCAAACGGTAATTTACGAACAAACAACATCGGGAGCCTCCTGGATTGTAACGACCACCCTGGGGTTTTCGCTGTAAAATTTCCGTAGCTGGCAATCAACGACCTGCACATCATCGTGGTAGGCCACCAAGTTCAGGGCGTCCTGGACCACCTTTACGATATTGTCGTTGTCAGGCTTCTTCATCGGCCGGATCTTGAACTGCTCCATGAGGACCCGCTTCTTCTTGCTGGTGCTCTTCGGTATGGAGTAGTATGCTGTGATTCTAAGATCTAACGGAACCCCATCCTCAAACTTGAAGTCATTGCACTGCCGCCTGTACTCCAGCTTAACGAGGTTTTCGTAGCTTACCGTCTTCTCTGGGGTATAAGTCTTTACATAAGGGCCGACGCTTCTAAATCGGGGCCGCCCTTTCCCAGCTGGCTCCCCGAGAACAGTGAATTTAACCTTCATCGCCGCCAGCCTCCTCGTCCATGCTGTTCATCTGGTAGAACAGGAAGTATTCATAGCTCTTCCCGTTCTTTTTCCGGCGGACCGGCCTCACGGTGTAGCCGTTCTTATACAGGATAGAGGCTACGGCCACCCGGTCGGCCTCATTCCCGATTTTCAGGTATCCTCTTTCACCGACTTCCCCCATTGGGTATCAATCCTCCTCCAGCAACTTCTCCATATCCTTGAATCTGCGACTCGCCTCGGTCTTTCTCCAGCTCGGCCCGGTGAACTGCATCGGATAGCAGTTTTCAAAGATACGGTCGTAGATCCTGCTATACCGAACATCAACCTCCCGCTTCATCTCATCGAGGCTGAGGTTGGTTGTCAGGATCATGGGCAGCCCCTTGCGATACCGGCTGTCGATGATGTTGTAGACCTTCTCCATAGCATAATCTGTACCCCGCTCGGCCCCCAGGTCATCGAAGATAACGAGTCTGGCATATCCAAGTCTGGACA